CTACAGGAAAGTTTATGAAGTAGATGTTTCAAACTTTGACGGAAGCGTGTCAAATGTCATGCTAAAATTAGAGAAATGGTTTGTAAACAGCTTCGATAATAAGCCCCCTCTCGTTCGTGAGTTGCTGAAGTATTGGACCGAGGTGAAAGGTTACGGGAAGCATGGAATCAAGTTCAATTGTAACTGGGGCAGACGTTCCGGTGACATGTGGACTTCCAGCTTCAACAGCATGATCAATCTGTGCATTTCCAAGTTTATATTTGGTGATGGATTGTTTATTGCTAAGGGAGATGACGGATTTCTAGGTGTTGATAGTGACCTCTCAATTGAGGAAATTTCAAGTAAATACCTAGAATTGGGCATGATAGTCAAAATTAAAGAAATTTCTCATATTTCTGAGCTGAGCTACTGTAGTGGTTCTTTCTATCCAACTGCCCGGGGTTGGAAGTGGGGCGTGAACCCCTTTCGAATTCTGGCAAAATTTGGGGTGAATTATCATCATCATCCGAAAAAGAATTTGAAGAGTCTGTTGAAAGGAACTGTGATCTCCATGCTTCCGATTAGCGGACACGTTCCTTTACTAAGCGAGTTGTTCAATACTCTGAAGGACAGCGATGTAAAGGCCATCCTCCCGAAGGACGAGCCTTGGAAGACCAGCTCCTCACAAGTTGATGAGTTGACTCCTGAAGCAGTAGATTACTTTCTACTCAAGTATGGTTGGACGTTGGACGATTATCTCAATATTTCGAGACAATTGTCTGCTCTTACTTTGGATGACTTTCCTATCGTTCTAACGCACCCCTTGTTTCATCGCGGATTTTCCGTGGACAGTGGTAGTACTTTGTTCCAAGATACTGCCTTCACCGCCCGAGATAAGGAACTTGAAGAGCCTTCTAGTTGGGAAATTTTAGATGCTCTAGAGATTCTTTCACCATTGTTGGAAGAAGTCGTGAAAACCTATAGTTTCACGGGGATGATGTTTATTATCCTTCTCGAATGTATAGGGACGCGTAGTGTTTTGCCTTTAATTGTACATTTCGCGTTTTACATGGTGTCCACCAATCTTTTCATCCGGATTGGTGTTCACTATTTCTACAACTATGTTGTAGTAATTGGAGTTGGAGCTAGCTTGATCGGCTTGCTTCGTAAAAATCAATTTATTACCAATAAAAAACGTATATCAGGATCTAAAAAGACGAGTCGGGCGATTAAGAAAATGGTTCGACAAATGGCGAAAACCGCCATTATTGATGCGTCCGCCGGAGTTGGCGGTGTCGCAGGGGGTTACCTTGGAAACTCAAAACAGGGAACCCGTTATGGAAGGAAAGCAGGCTCGTGGCTATCGAAAGTCACCGGGATGGGGGATTACCATATTAATAGTAACACTCTCGTTAAAGGCAATTCTGTCCCAGCTTTTGCAAGAAGTGGTCGAGGCGTGCGTATAGCACACCGTGAATTCTTGGGAGACATAGAGTCCGGAACATCTTTTGTTTCGACTGAATTTGATCTCAATCCAGGGTTACAATCATCATTCCCTTGGTTGTCCACAATTGCTCAAAACTTCCAACAATATGAATTCCATGGTCTATTATTTGAATTCAAATCCACCTCTGCTGTGGCTTTGAACTCAACTAATACCGCTCTTGGAGTTAATATATTTGCCACTCAATACAATTCTCTTGATGACTCTTTTGTCAACAAGGTTGAGATGGAAAATTATGAGTATTCAACTTCAGCTTGTCCAGCTGAAAGTATGATACATCCTATAGAATGTGCTCCTTTCGAAAAAACTGTCAGGATGCAATATGTACGAAGCGGAGCTGTCCCTAGTGGGGAAGACGCACGTTTCTATGATTTGGGAAGAACTACGATAGCTAGCGTTGGAGCACAAGAGGCATCGATTTGTGGAGAATTATGGGTCACATATGATGTAGAATTCTTTAAACCACGCTTAGTTGCAGGATCTTATTCCTCATTGTTTGACAAATTTTCTATAGGAGCTTACAGCAATACCGATATTTTGGGTGTGGTCATACCTGCATCCGACGGTAATCTCGGAGGTTCTATCTCTGCCACAGGGTCAGGCTATGACACTTACAATTTTCCAGTTAATATGCAAGCTGGATATTACAAGATAGCTCTCCAATGGGCAGGCAGTTCAACTGGTTCATTAGCTTTGACACACACTGCGACTAACTGCACCGCTTTGAATGCCTTCGAGTTGGACACTGCCAATCTAATAGGAAATGGTAGTACTACTTCAGCACGTTTCTTTTACGAACTTATCGTTCAAGTAACTGCTCGTTCTGCGAAGATTGTGTTTTCTAGCGCAACTCTTCCAACATCTGGGAGTTCAGTTGATTTGACTGTAATCCAGATGGGCAACCCTCTTTAGGGGATCACAGGTGCCTAAGTCAGGAAGTCTGACACCTTTACGGCGACTATATGTGCATAAAGTGGCTTGTACATGAAAATGCCCCACTGTGTGGAG